GGAACAGCTAAACGAATGTTCTGAACATCCAAAGTCTTTATACAATAGGTTCCCTTTCCAGGAAATGATAGATGCAGTTGGTTTTCTATCCTGTCTTAACTCACTACAGAAAGGTTTACCTAATTGTTTAAAGCTTGGACAATAATACACAAAAATGTCATACTCAGAGATTTCTCTAAGTATGACATCGGTGTGTAAATAGTCATCACTGCTTCTAGCTTTTATCATGTTTAGCTAAACGGATCAGCCTCTTCTACTTTTTGTCTTTCACTCATTGGTTTTTCTGGCATAGTCCAGTCATCATCCTCATTTAAGGCATCTGGAGTTACTAGATCAACTGTTGGTACATGCTCTCCCCATTTAAGATCTGCGTTAAAGTCTGCATTAAATGTACCATAATCATCTTTCAACATTTTAATGAACATATCATCTCTTTGTGGTTTGATTCTACCAAATTGTTTATTGTATATAGTTTGGTATTTATCATCTTTAACTCCTACTAATAATCTAACTTGATTATCTTTTAATATAGATACAAGAGCTTTAACTTCTTTTACATCACCATTAGCTATATTTTTCATAGTCTCAAAAGTTACTTCATCTCCTGCTGCTACATTAGCCCATGCTTTAGTAAAGAAGATCAAAGTTTCTTCTCCTATATATGCTGGTCTTTCACCATCTTTCTTCCACCATTCGTATGTTGGTGCATCATCAGACCATGTAGTTTGACCAAAAGAATTAATCCATTGTTTCTTACCTGCTTTAGAAACTCTATGTTCTCCAGCTAATAAGATCTCTACTCTAGTTGATATATCTTCATTCTTAACCCATAGTACAACTTTATTGTAATCTATGTTGTTAAACGACACTTGATAATTAGGTTCAGATTTAACCTTAATGTCTAATGCATGTAATTCGTCCATTGTTGGATTTACTGCGATAACACTAAAATTAGAAATACCTGAATATAATTTCATTCCTTGTCCTTGTACTGCTTCAGTACTTGCGTTGCTTTTAATTGCCATATCTATTTATTTATTTATTGGTTTATAATTGAAATGAATCGAATTCATCTTCTTCTACTTCTACTACTTCTTCTTCTGTCCCAGCTTCTATCTCTTGCTCTTCTACTAACTCCATAGTATCTGATAAAGTTGGAATCTCTAATCCACTATCATCAGTGTCTAACTCTTCACTGTCATACTCTGTAGCTATTGTTTCTTCTGGAGTTTCAGTCTCTGTAGGACTCAGCATATCTATAATAGCATCTTGAGTTTCTTGCATTTGAGTTTTAATCTCTCCAACTGACTCAATAGCTTCATCTATAGCCTGTTCTAAAGTTACCTGATTAGGATCTATAATCGGCTCATCACATACATCATCCATACTATGTGGGAATGTTTCAGAAATTAAATCACTAGGAGTAACTTCTATAGATTGTTCCCCAGTATCGTCTACAAATGTAAAAGAAAGTTTCTTAACATGAGCTGGTCTTTTACCTTTTAATGCAGGATGTTTAAAAACTTCATCTAACTCCCATTTTTTTACATTGTACTTATCGCACATTCCTTTTTTTCCTATGCCGTTTGCTAAATCTTTTAGCAGGTCATTTACAGAGATTGTCTCTGGGGTTACCGTAGCTTTTTCTACGCTAACAGCTGTTCTTGCTTTAATCGTCATTTTGTTTGTGTTTAATTAATCTATAAATATTTTTGACCATTCTAAAGGCATGGTCTTACCTTTTAAGTGTTCACATCTACTGCCAGCAACAATATCATCTAAAGAGTCAAAACTAACCATAGTTTTATCATCTTCTCTGTATATGTAACCAACTGCATCTGAGTTTGCACAAGTTATTTGCTTAATCTTTCCAGTAAGGTCAATATCTTTTACTGCAACTTCTTTACCTTTCTTCTCAAGCATTTTGTCCTTTAAGTGTCCAACTAATATAACATGATCCGCTAGTTTGTTCAAGTTATCTATCCATTTCTTATAGGCCATTCTTAAATATAAATAGCCAGCGCCATTAGGCAATGATAGAATTGACATACCAGGGTTTTTGTCATCAAAGTTTTTACCCATAGGAGTTTTCATATAAATTTTCTTACCCTCTGCTTCACACCATTCTTCTAATTTAGAGATAGTGTCAATAGCAATATATTTATATGGTCTTCCTTCTTTCATAATAGTTTTACCTACTTCTGCAAGTTCAGCTAAACTATTTACTTTTATTTTTAATGCGTCTATCATATCTGATCCATTTTCTAGATCAATTATTAAACAGTCATCAAGTTCTGCTAATATTGAAGTCTTACCTATCTTAGGTGCTCCATATATTATCATATTCTTTGGCGATTTACGGCTAGCCTTTACCTTTTCAGTTGGTAATTTCATTCTCATTTATTTTATTCATTTTGTTTAATAAGTTTAAGTTCCTCTTAGAACGTCCACTTCCTTTAATATAACTAATTACAATTATTGTAATTGATATAAATAGTAAGAAGTATGTAATTATAGATAGTATCATATTTATTTATTTAAATTATTTAAATTTTAGTCCTTTCATTAATTGTAAAAGTACTCATATCCGCTTCAAACGGAAGCATTCCTAATAAACCATCTCTGTTTTTTTCTATATGAACCGCTAATAATCCTATTGGATCATGTTGACAGTATAATTCTGTAATTCCATATAAATCATAAGGTCGTTGTAACATCATAACAACATGAGCATCTTGACCTATACTATCACCTCCAAATAAATCTGTTAGTAATGGTTGGTATTGAGCTTTAGCTCTGTGCTCTTGTTCTATGTTTCTATTAAGCTGTGATAAGAGTATATTAACAACTCCCATTTTAGCTTGCATCCACATACAACCTTTAGATAATTTATTAAGCTTTTGTAACTCACTGTCGTAGTTACCCGCTACTAATCTACTATGATCAAATACATTGATAATCATACGATCAGGCAACGCATTAGTCATCTCGACGCATGTGTCTTTAATATACTCTATAGTTCTAGGTACATTATTAAACAGAATAGGGTATTTCTTATATACTTCTACTTTCTCTTTATATAATTCATACTCACCTTCTGTTAGTTTAGTCTCTACAGATAGTAGATCCAACACTTGCTTCTTAACATCTTTCGATCCAGCCCTAAGTATTTGTTGATGGCCAGGCATTTCAAAACTCCAATATAATACTACTACTTTTTTACTTGGATTGTTGTCCAATAAGTCAAATATAAGTTGATTTGAAAATGCTGATTTACCTACCCCAGGCCTTCCTGCGATGACATACATTTTACCAGGCTGTAATCCACCTAATAAATTCTTATTCAAGCGCTTCCATTTAGTCGGAAGTACTTTTCTTTTCCCTAACATCCCTGTTCTTACTTCATTTACAGATGTATCTACTGATTTTTTTATGCTTGAGAACCCTCTAGATTTAAAGAGTTCTTGTAATTCTTGGCCTTTGTCCTTGTTCTCCATTTTCTGTTTGTTGTTGTTCGTTTAAGTCCTCATATTTCTCCCAAGTATGGTTGTTCAACCACACTTCTAAATTTTGTAAATAACCTAAATTATGTTTATCTACAATTAATTGTTTGTTTAAGCAATTCATAATAGATCTATGTTTGTGTGCTTTACCACCTACAATAGTTTTATACTTACTCTTTGCTTTTACATTAGATTTTGCGTCAGGGTCAATTGCATGTAGCACCCTAACTCCTCTCTTTGGAGCGTTAACTTTAAATGGATATGTACCGCAAAGTTCTGCAAACATTGCATCAAAGTCTGAAATGAAAAGGTCGATGAACTCCTGTCTAATCGTGTGATTAGCAGGAGATTCACCAAGCTTTACATAGCCTTCTTGTTGCAATTTCTCTAAATCTGGTTTAAGATTAAGGTTGTTTAACAGAGCAAATCCTTTTTTATATACAATATACAAATAGGTATAGTCATCAGCAGACATTTTAGTGTCTCTAAGTATATCAAATTCTATTTCTATTTTCATAATATAAAGGATTCTTTTACAGTTGAACGGAACATTAATGCAAATATACACAATTTATTAATATCTACTACTATTATTAAAGTTTTTATTACATCCACTTTACACCCTTTAAATCATATACTGCATTTTTAAGCCATTTCTCCTCTTGAGAGTCTTTTATGTATAATACATATACTTTACCTATTTTACCTTCTTCATATCTAATTAATCTACCAACTCTTTGTATCATAGACAATGATTTAGATGTCAACCCACATATTATCCCTAGATTAGCGTTAGGTATGTCAAATCCTTGATTCAAAGCTTTAGTGGAACATAATACATTCACTTCACTCTCTCTAAAGCGTCTTAGAGCCTCTTTCTTCTTCTTTCCTGTAATCTTACTATGATACACTTCAGCTAGAGGTGAAACGCTCTCAGCCAGCATATCTGTAAATTCATTTAGACCTCCAAAGGTTATAATTTTCTTATCTAAGTTAGAATATACTATCTCTTTAAACTTAGCTATTTTATTATGAGCTCTATCTACAATACTCTTACGTTCTCGTATAGTTTTATAGAATCCAGCAGCATGTGCTTTCATCTCATAACTAACACTTGAACTGCTTAAAGCTATCTTAGCAAACTGAAAAGCGTCAGGATCTAGGGCCATTTTATGCTCTACAAATTTATTATTGACCTTTTTATACTCTACTCTTTCCTCTTCTGTAAGCTCTAAAGGTATACAGCAGATCTCATAAGGGGCTACTAATTCCATAGCTACACATTCATCTAATGTTAATGTATAGATTGTAGGTGCTAATGAATGTAGATGTACTTTATACATTGGTTCTTCAGGTGGTGTAGCAGTTAAACATAATATCTTATCATAAGTGTTATTATTAAAGAATTGTCTGTATTTATTAGACAACCCTAAGTGAATCTCATCACATACTACTAAATCATAATGCTCATCTTTAAACTTATATGCTGATTGATAGCATACTACATCGACCTTGTCCAAAATATCTTCGGACTCCCATTTTTTGAATTCTTCTTTGAATTGATCTTTAAGTTGCGTCGTTGGCACCAATACGAGAGCCCTTTTACCCCCAAGAGTGTTAAGCACGTAATTAATAGCCATAACCCCACAACGAGACTTACCAAAACCGGTCCCAGCAATGATGCTACCACAGCAATCATTACTATACCAATTATTAAGTGCAATTCTCTGTTCTTTGTCTTTAGTTTCATATAATTTCATTTTTATTTAGTTTTTAATTCTTTAAATATCTTTAGATACCTAGCAATAGTTCTTGATACAGTAACATAATCACAATTTAATATCTCCGCTATATCTCTCATAGGTACATCTAAGTTAGACAGCCAATAAGCAAGTATTCTAGATCTTTGCTCTGATAATACAGAATATATATTATTATCTAATAATACTATTCTTTCCTGGAGGTTTATTAATCTATCCTTATCTTCTTGTATTAACTCTATACAGTCTTCTTCAGTCTCTCCACTGTAGTTCCACAATTGATCTGCAGTCATATCAATGGGACCATTATCTTTTTCCCACTGCTGCTCTTCTTCTATTTGTATTGCTACATGATGTCTAGTCTTCATAGTTTTCTCTTTTATTACGTTCTATTTTTTGACCTTCTGATACAGCATATTTACCTAAACATGCTGTTATTACTATAACTATTATTAATATAAATGTTCCGCTCATAATTTTATTTATTGTTTTAATTTGTTAATTAAAATAAAGGGGAGGAATTGTAAGTATTTACAAGGTATAACTGCTGAATTATTAATTTGAATTACTAACCTCCCCCTTATTTATTTTTCCCAACAACTACTAACTGTTACTTCAGCTTTTAACAAACCATTTGTAACTACTTCGTTAGCAGCTTCTTCCATTAATGCTTTGATAGCTTTTTCCCAGTGTGGGATATACTCATCTTTACATATAGTGTCTATTTGATCATGCACTGTCATTACTATCTTAACAGGTGCATCATCATTTGTACCAATATAATTACGTATAAGTATTAAAGCTTTCTTAGTCATGTCAGCACTAGCTCCCTGTATAGGTGTATTTTTACTAGCTCTCTCAATAGACGATAATTCTTGACTATTTTCTCTCGAGTTATACATCTTAGGAAACCAGTTAACAAACCATCTTCTTCTATTATAAGGAGGAAATGTCTTGATATAACCAAACTGTTTACCAAAATTAGCTAGTTTATCTAAGAATCCTTTGATAGACGGAAATGCTGTGAAGTAATCTTTAATTAAGTCTTCTGCAGCTTTCTTATCTATCTGTAAAGTTTCTGACAGTTTATTAGCACCCATGCCATAAGCCAAACCAAAGTTAATAGTCTTAACATTAGTTCTAAGTTTCTTATGTGCTTTACAATTACATTTAGACTTGTCTTTCATATAAGAGCAATCATCCTCTGCTACATCAGTCCATTTCTCTTTATATACTAACTCAGCACATGTACTATGTAAATCTTGGCCTTGAATCAATGCTTCAATCCAAACAGGATCTTTACTACCGTATGCTATTACATTTAACTCTTGACTAGAATAATCTGCTGATACAAAACTCCAACCTTCAGGCGCAATAAAACAGTTACGAAATGCGTTATCTGCTGGTATCTGTTGCATATTAGGACGTGAGCTACTAACTCTACCGGTATCTAATATTTGATTAAAGCTTGTATGTATCTTACCATCAGACTTTAAATTAGTCATAAACTTTTCTCCATAAGAAGAATAGATTTTCATCTGTTCTTTATATTTAATGTAAGTAGCTACTATATCAAATTGAAAAGCATACCTAAGCATATCTTTCCCATTTACGTTATCAAGTTTAGGTATAATCCCTCTAAGAACTTCTAAAACTTGTTTTGGTGATGTCCATTTGACATTTACCTTCCGTAAAGTGGATACATCAGAGAATAAATCTCCTTGTATATGCTTAGGTATGAACTGTTTCAATTCATCCATATTCAATATATGTTCATCTAATTCTTCTTGGTACTCATCTGCTTTGTTGATAGCATTGTTTGCTAATTTTAACCATTCTTCTGAGTCTAAATCTAATCCGTTGTATTCTATATCTGCAAATGCTAATACAACTTCATTCTCTAGATCTATAGTATTTTGTAATTTATATATCTTTGTCTTTATATCCTGTTTATCTTTTAAATTAATTAAATGCTCAACATCTTTAGCTGCGTATATTAATTGTGGATTGGTAAAGTCTCCTTTATGATCAACAAAACTAGACTGTTGAGTCTTATCCATTGTAATCTTAAGGTTTCTTTCTAATGTATTTGATAATGATACTGATAATCCTTTACCACAAGTTAATATTTTCTCTGCTAACATAGTGTCATAAACATTCTCACATACTATATTAAAACTAGAACGTATAAAATTCACATCAAACTTAGCGTTATGAAATATTTTAGTGATAGTTTTACTCTCTAGTATTTCTTTTAACTCTTGTATATTATGTCCTCTAGTTTCTATTAAGAACTGTTTTTCTTCATCTCCTATTTGAAATAGTATAACTCTATCTGTTGTGTAGTCAAGACCTGTAGTTTCAGTGTCAATTGATAATATTACTTTTTCTTTACAATAAGAAACAACTTCTTCCATTGTAACATGGTCAAAGTTATCTCTTTGTAAAGAATCATTAACTAAATGTATCATATTTTAACATTATTAGTTAGTGTAGGGATTGATACTGAATCTATCCCTAAAGGTCTATGTTGACCACAAAGATAAGCGACTGGTTGTTTGAATCCAAATTGCATTTCAAATAAAGACACATCTTTTATTATCTTAGGCAATCTTACTTCATTTCCTTGTTGTCTAGAAAAGTAATTCTTACCATCTTTAGCAAATAATATTTGTTGTTTAGCCATAATTTTAGTGTTTTAGTTAAATATATATGAGGACTCATTTTAGAAAACAAATTATATAATTTTATTATATGAGTCCCCATTTATATCAATTTATATTACAAACCATATTCATCAGTAACCATAGACTTGTCTTTTACAATATCTTTGGCTGTAATTACTCTACCTATTGAATCATCTGCTTTTAATAACACATGGTCAACAACTTCATTAGTAATTATTACTAAAGTATTGCTAAAGATATAGTCTCCATTATGTTTAATGAATTCTCCTTCTTTACCTTTACGTTTAGCTCTAGTTTCGATGTTATCTGCTTGATATGCATCTGGTTCAGTAGTTTCAGAAACCATTACTCTGATTCTTTCTCCTTCTACTGTAGGATTTAACATGTTAAGTTCTAACATTTCACCTTTTTCTGTTAATTCCCATTCAGGGTTGTTATCAGAGAAATCCATTCCTAAATCTGCAGAAATATCTTCCATTGTTACATTTACCCAAGCACGTCTAGCTCTGTTACCAAATCTA